AGTTAATTTTTTACTAATTGTCATTGGACAAATAGTTTCAATAATATATAAAACCTCGTAATTTGTGGGGCGATGGCGGAATTGGTAGACGCGTTGGTCTTAGGAAGAACCACACTTTTCATCTCAACAACACTTGTGATTATTATTCATTAAGCACTAGGTGTTTTTTCAATTTAACCTCAACGACACATCTGTGGCGGTCTTGTAGACGATACAAGAAAACTGCTCGTAGACACACACATGGGTCGTTCATAACAGATGGAGTGTTCGCATAATGTCCGCAGAAACACATAAATCCGCACTACAGTTACAACTAGAAGAATTAGTTAAGTATGGTGTAGGCGGTAAATATAAGAACAAAGAAAATTATTTAAAGATTATACAAAATGAACTTGAGCATGAAGAAGCTATGCTTAGAGGTGGTAGAGATAGATACCATTTAGAGGTCAATAAAGCCAAAGCAAGGCGTGATGAGGGTACAACCTTATATGGCCTAGTATTTCAGCAGAAGTACATTGGATTAGTCTCTAATATGATTAATGAGGATATAAAACACATGTCCTCAGGTATGGCAGGAAATTACCATACGGGCCTAAAAATTATATGCCAATGCTTACCAAATACTGCTTTTGAAAATGGTGTATTTCTAGAGGATAATCCAAACATTTGGGACGTATGCTCATTGATAATACTAAAGAATGTAATTGATGGTATTTCTAATGAAATTACCATTAATAAATTAGCTATATCTGTAGCTAATGGACTTCAACAGGAAGCTAGAATTATCAACTTCAAACAGCTTGATAAAGCAAATTACCTTAAGACAACCAGGAAATTAGCAGACAAAAATATTCCTCAAAGGACTAATAGGTACAAATACAAGGCTAAGGTTTGGACATACATGATGAACAGACATGACCTCAAATTTAATGATTGGTCTAATGTAGAGAAGCTACATTTAGGTATCAAGATGTTGGCCTACGTTGAGAAACTAGGTTTGATAAAACACCAAAATAGGAAGGTAGCTAAAAATAAGACAGTTACCTATGTTGAAGCAACACCACACATTATTGAAGAAATCAAAAACTTTAATATCAGAAATGAACTTTTATTTCCTAAGTTCAAGCCGATGATTGCACCACCAAGAGATTGGTCTTCACCATTTTCAGGTGGTTATTACGGTAAAAGATTTAACAAGGAAAATAAACCAGAGGAGATAGCCGATGCACTACAACTTTATTAAGCAAACTAACAAGAGATACCTAGAAGAATTAAACAATAGGTGGCATGAGTTTCCTGATGTTTGGAACTCAGTTAACATTATGCAAAAAACTGAATGGGTTATTAATAAACCTATTTATGATGTGATGTTAGCCTGTACTAAAAATGGTTGGGCCTTAGGAAAACTTCCAATTAACCCAAAAGATATACCGTTACCACCTAAGCCTTTTGATATAGCAGAAAACAAAGACGCTAAATCTAAATGGAAAAGAGAAGCATCACTTGTTCACAAGGAGAGAGCTAAAATGTTATCTAAATATATCCAGGTAACAAAGATACTGGAAGAAGCTAAAGATTTTTTAGATAAAGGTTTCTGGTACTCTTATCAATTAGACTTTAGAGGTCGGATATATCCAAAAGCAACCTTGATGTCTCCACAGTCAGCAGATTACAGTAGAGCTTTGCTTAAATTTAAATTTGGTAAACCAATTGCAAATGAAGAAGCATTTAATAATTTTGCTGTTGCAGGTGCAGGACTTTATGGTGAAACTGATAAAGAAGAATTACCAGTCAGAAGACAATGGGTAATTGATAATGCAGATAAAATAATTAGTACTGCTAACAATCCTTTGGAAGATACTTTTTGGAGTACCGCAGACAAACCATTTTCTTTTTTAGCTTGGTGTGTGGAATACAGAGATTTTGCTTTAACTGACTTTGACCCAAATTTTATAACTACATTACCAATACATTCTGATTGTAGTAATTCAGGGCTTCAACATTATTCAGCTATGATGCGTGATGAAGTAGGGGGTAAAGCTACTAATCTAATACCTTCTAATAAACCTAATGATGTCTATGGAATTGTTGCAGATAGAGTTAAAGAAAAGCTATCTAACATGAGTGACCCACTTGCTAAACAATGGTTAGATTATGGAATAGATAGGAAGATATGCAAGAAACCTGTGATGTGCTTGCCTTATAGTCTTACTCAGTATTCTTGTAGACAGTACATAGAAGACCATGTTCATAAAGAACTAGTAGATAATAATAAACAACACTCATTTGGTGATGATTTATTCAAACCAACTCAATGGCTAACCAAAGTAGTATGGGCCAGTATCAATGATGTAATTGTTGGGGCCAAAGATATTATGAAGTTTTTAAAAGATGTAGCTAAATTAGTTTCTTCTGAAAACTTACCTGTCGCCTGGACAAGTCCATTAGGCTTACCAATTTTTATGAGTTCCTACAAAAAGGAAAGCAAAAGGGTTAAGACACAAATGGGTGATAGTATTATTAAACTTTCTGTGACTAGTGATACAAATGAAATAGACAGAAGAAAAGTACAGCAATCTATTTGTCCTAATCTAATCCATCAACTTGACAGCTCAGTATTAAGTTTAGCTGTAGTTAAAGGTGATGAGCTTGGTATAGATAACTTTAGTTTAATCCATGACTCATTTGGTGTACTTGCACCTGATGTAGATAAAATGTCTCAAGCATTGCGTGAAGCATTTTGTGAAATATATAGCAAAGATATTTTAGCTAACTGGGCTATGGAAATGAAACAAATGCTTTCAGAAAAAAATCAAAAGAAATTTCCACCAATACCTGAAAAAGGTAACCTAGATTTAAACCTAGTGAAAAGTTCTGTATTTTTTTGTGTATAGTTTTTTTAAACAGTCCTCATCGACACATGTATCAATAAAGTGCCACCTATGGCTAGATTAACAATTAACCATAGGAGTACATTATGAACGATGCCACAAATGTAAGTGAATTGGGTGAAGCATTATACCCACACTTAAATCGCCCAGACGTTAAATTTAACGAAAACGGTGAATACAAAGTAAATCTTAAAATACCTGAAGACAAAGCAAAAGGTATGATTGAGTTATATGAGAAAGCTATACAAAGTAGTATTTCTGAAGCTGAACAAAAACTAAATGGTAAGAAGGTGAAGTTAGCACCTAAACCATATTCAGTTGAAGATGGCTTTGCAGTTTTCAAATATAAAATGAAAGCAACAGGTATCAACAGAAAAACTAAGGAACCTTTTAGTCAAAGACCTTTACTGTTTGATGCTAAGAAAAATCCTCTTAATCCATCATCTTGTAATATCTGGGGTGGCTCTAAGTTGAAGATTGCTTACGTGTTGAGAAGTTATTACTCACCTGCATTAGGTGCGGGAGTAACAGCACAACTTAAAGCAGTCCAAGTAATAGAGTTAGTCGAAGGTAAGCAAATGGATTTATTTGCTAAGGAAGATGGCTACGAAACTAAAACGTCAGTAGAGGAGATGAACAATGTACCACAGACAGAAGTTCAAACGAGTAAAGATTTCTAAAGACGTTATATTAAAATCAGGATTGGAAGAAGTTGTTTATCATTATTTAACTAATGAAAACTGTGCTTTTAAATATGAAAGTTTAAAAGTTACTTACTTCCAACCTGAAGTTAAGAAGACTTATAGACCTGATTTTCCAATTAAGGGTGCATTTATCATTGAAACTAAAGGTGCTTTTAATAGTGCCGATAGGAAGAAGATGAAGCTCGTTAAGAAGCAAAATCCTAAATTGGATATTAGGTTTATCTTTTCAAATGCAAAGACAAAGATAGGAAAGAAAAGTTTAACTACTTATGGCAAGTGGTGTGAACTTAATAACTTTCCTTATCATTGTATTTATTCAACACAACAAACCTACCCAAAAGAATGGCTAAAAGAAATTAAGGAGAAACAAAAAAATGGCAAGACAAGAGACTAAATATATAGTGGTGCATTGTTCCCAAACTCGACCATCTCAAGACTGGGGTGCTAAAGAGATTGATAGAGTACACAGAGAATTTGGGTGGTCTAAAATTGGCTATGGTAAAGTTATTAAAAGAGATGGA